CTTACTTTTTGGCAAAACAACCTTTAATAAGCCATCTTCAAACTCTAAATTATCTGGTAGTTCTTTTGTTTTTAAATTTTCAAAAACATAGTCAACCTTTTGTACGGTAGAACATCCTTGGCAAATAGAAGAGAATGAATACTCTGGACCATAAGCGGATATTCTTGCTTGTGTCAGTATGGCGTTTCTATCGCCAGTTAAAAGACTTGATGGATGAATTCTTTTGTCTAAAATTATACTCTCTAGTAGTTTGTCAAAAACAACGCCTTTTTCGACAAAAGTAGGAGAAGTTAAAATATCTTCTTCTTTTGTTGTCATCATTTTTATTTCTATTGACTCAACATTATATAAAGGATGATCTGGTGGGTAAAAAGCTCCTTTTGATGGAAGCTCAACAAGTTCTGTTGGTGTTTGATATATATTTTGATTTTGTTGTTGTATACTGGAAGCCATAAGCTGGCGCATGAGTTCTTCGGGCATTTGTGGTGCCGAAAATCTCTCATTATTATTTCTATTCATAAATACCTCTTATTATCTTGTTTGTCCAAAAAGTGGTCTGCGAACAAGTTCGGCAGAAAGATTGCCTAAAATACCAGAAACTCGATTAGAGCCTACATTGTATTCAGCCCAATCATATACTACCTCAACTCCAATACTTGTTAAGTTATCATCAGAATATTGTAATTGAGAAGGAGTGATTTTAGAAATCATAGGATTCCAAAGTTTCCAACTGTCTAGCTCTGCTCCGTCTGGATCTATCGTTCGTATCACCATAGAACCAAAATTTTCCGTAAGATTTTTCTTGGAAAGATTTTTAAAATTTGTTGAACTCAAATCAGTCGGATAACTATAAGCAGATGTTTGAAATTTTTGTAATAAATTGCTCAATACGGTGCCCAACATTCTTTCATCATAACTTTCAATGACGTTAAAGGAAACACTTTCCCATTTTATTTTGCTTGGAAATTTTGTCTGATATCCGAGATAGTCATAGTCTTTATATTCTATCGAAACAGATGGTCTTTTAACATCTTTAACGAAAGCAATATCGATGCCAGATACTTGTAGAACAAATCTGAATGATTGTTGAGCACTTTTAAAAGCATACTCTGGACGTAGTGGCGTATTGAAAAAATTGCCAACGTAAGAAGCTACAGTTTTTTCATTTATAAACGCCATGCTTTACCTACCAAAAATATTAACCCGGAGCAGTATTAAAAGGAGTAGGCAATATTGATTGATAATCAACCCAATCGCAAGAAACAGTTACTTTAACGTTCTTTAAACCTTCTGAATCATATTTGTAGCCACCAAAATCTACTTGTTTTACAAAGGTATTTTTTAGTGTCCACTTTTCAATTTCTTGTCCATCAGAAGTCAAAGAAATAATAGACATTCCGTCTAGCACGTTTGTTTCTGCTGTTGCTGGACCCGACTTTTTAATTGTTTTTAAATAATAGTTTGGGTCTGCTGGATTATCAAGATTAAAGTTGCTTGGAAAAACATAGCCAGCGCCTTTTATGTGTTGTATAAGGCGACTTGCAACATTCAAGTCGATAGGATCGACCAATGTAAAAGTTGAATCACTCCACTTTAATTTTCCGGGGAACTTAAACTGATGTGACAAAAAGTTATGTACTGCGGTATCATTTATTGTAGCTTGAGGAATTGTTACATCAGTAATAAAGTATGCCGAAATGTTTGACAAGCTAAGTATAAACTTATGATCTCTTTTTGGCTCGAAACCAACTTGCCAAGGTCTAAATGAATTTGCCATAAAAACTATCTCCTTGCTTTATTATAAGTAGTTTTAGTCCTCAAAAGAAGCGCCAGTATTTGTGATAATGAAATCTAGTGCAATAAATTCAATTGCTCTGGCTGGCTTTAAAAATACTTTAGCGTATAATATATTTTGATCAATTAGATCTGGTGTAGTAGTTGTATTGTCAAGAACAAACTTGTAATCAACTAGTCCAAATCTGGCTTTAACATCCGCCAATAAAAGCTCTGCCTGAGCTGTAAATTTATTCCAAGTGTCCTGTACGTTTTGCTCAAACAATATTGCTGAAGCGATTCTTGAAATACCTGTCTTGACGTAGATCAATAGTCTGCGGACATTGATTCTATCTAGAGCGGATCTTTCAACCTGTAATGTCTTTTGACCAAAGATTACAACCCCTTCATTTGGGAATGAAGCTATTGGATTAATGTTCACATTGTAGAGATTGTCTCTATCAATTTGGAATAGTTTTAAGGCAGTATTTACAACTGGAAGACCAGCTATACCGCTTGATAGACCACCACGGTTGAAACCGGCAGGGGCGAACCAAGGGGCTTGAACTGCGTCTGTGTAAGACATTGCGCCCAAGGCAACTACAGATGGGGGAACCCAAACATTTGTGTTGTTTACATTATCGCGGATTTGAACCCAAGGATAGTATGCACAAGCATAATTGCTGTTATAAGCGCGGTTTGTCCAAGTTGTAACGGCTGTATTTACATTACCCAAGTAAGAACTACCAATAGAAGGAACATCGGCTCCTGCTGCAACAGCACTTGCGGCTTGATATTCTGCGGGGGGATTATAGCCATAAGGAACATCCAATACAACCAAGGAGTCGGCTCTTGCTTCTGTGTTAGAAATTAATCTATTTTGTAGAGAACCATTAACTAAACCGGGAATTGAAATTACGTTGTATTGTGCAATTTCTGGGTTTGCTACTGTGTCAATTGCTCTTTGGTAAGAGAAGAAAGAGTAGTTGTTTTGAGCGCTAGCCGCAGAGCCAATTAAGCCGTCTCTTAAAGGATCCGACTCTAAAATATTAAAGCCATCTGTTCCATTGTAGAAATAAGAACAGAACTTATTAACTCCCAAAACAAGCGGAGCTTTGTATGTTTGAATTACATTGGAAGATTGAGGATAGTTGCTTGGCAATGTGCCGGTGGCAGTCAAAGAAACACCAGCCAATCTCGCGCTATTATCATACAAAAGGGCTGTATTTACATTACCGCTTACACCCACGCTACCACTGTATCTTACATTATCAAGGGTGATAATCGCGGAATAAACAGTGTTCGTGTCGTCTGCATCATAGCTTGTTCCTTGTGCGGAATTTAGTCTTAAAGCGTCAATAACTGAATTATAAACAACGCCCGTATCTGTTACTGGTTGAGCACCAAAATAAGCAACTTTATTAGAGCTTAAGCCTGCGGTTGTTGTTCTATAAGTTGGAATTGGAAAATCAAACTGGGCATTAATCGCACCAGTTACTGTTCCATTGCCTGTTGAGGCAGAGGCATAAGCATAGGTAGAGCCATCAAAATACTTATTATTCGTAAATGAACCTGTATTGCCAACAGATATTGCATTCACTATATTTGCACTCGTATAAACAACGGGGAATGTTGTTCCGAAAGGAACATAATCAGATGTTCCATTCTCAAACTCTGGGTTCATTTCTACGCGAATATACTTGGATTTATTTGGATTCTGACCATATTCTGTTAATCTTTGATTTGTTTCGTCGTAATCTGTATATCTATCGCCTATTACTTTTGCTACGAAAGTATCAGAATTTGCATTCAGAGTACAACCTGAGAATGACTCAACAACTTTTTTATTTGTATCTTGGTCAGTTAATAATCTTAGCTCAACATCAAATGTTGCGTAAGGATCAACATTAATATTCGCAGGGGGATTAATATTTGTAATTGCAATCTTTAAGTTATTTTGAATCCACTCGCCAGAGTTTAAACCAACAAATCTGAATAGTTTTTTAACTCTACCGCTTGTGAAGAACGAACTAGCTACTAATCCATTTGAGCCAGTGACAGCAAAAGAGCCAGTATCTTGGCTTGTATCTTGGCTGATGATCCATCCGGACTTAGCTGGCTGATAAGCATACTTGCGATTAGCAAAATTTCTTGTTCCATCAGTCAAAGGAAGAATCACGCCATAATAATTTGTTGCAGAAGTCCATCCAGATGGTTTAGTATTATTAGTGAAAATATCTTCAAAAGTCTCGCCCAAGAAGTAGTTTTGTCCACCGAAAGTTGTTGCCTTTTTGAGCAGCGTTGGATCTGTATTAAATACTTTTCTTATAAAATTTGGCTTTGTTTTATCCAAGCTAAAGCTGTATGGACCTACGGCGTTCGCTGGAACTGAACCTGAAAAATAAAGCTTAAACGTTCCGTTTGTGGTAGAAACAAATGCACAAGTATTCCCGTTTATTGTTGCGCCCACTCCGGGAGTTGTGCCCGCCAAGACAGGAACAGCATTACTACTATCGCCCATGTACCATACAGCAGCTAAAGCACCAGTTACAGGAGCGGCTC